GCCCAAATCTACAACATGCTGATGGATTACAAGGGCAATGTCACCGTGAAGATTGATGGCATCGCGGCCTCGGCTGCCTCTGTCATTGCTATGGCCGGTACGAAGGTGCTGGTCTCACCGGTGTCCATGCTCATGATTCATAATCCGGCAACGGTGGCCTTCGGCGATTCGGCAGAGATGCAAAAGGCCATCGCCATGCTGAATGAAGTCAAGGAATCCATCATCAATGCCTACGAAATCAAGACCGGCCTCTCCCGCGCAAAGCTCTCCCATCTGATGGATGCGGAGACCTGGATGGACGCGAACAAGGCGGTGGAGCTGGGCTTCGCCGATGGCATCCTGAAGCGCGAGTCCGGGGACGGCGGCGGTGAGGAACCGGCGCAGGTATCCATGCTGTATTCCGAGGCCAAGGTAGTCAATTCCCTAATGGACAAGCTGGCTGCCAAATGTCGGATTCAGCAGAAACAGGAAGAACCCAAGGTCAATGCCGACTCCCTGCTGGAGCGGCTCAATCTCATGAAAAATTGGAGGTAATATACCATGAGCAAGATTCTCGAAATGATTGAAAAGCGTAACCAGGCGTGGGAAGGCGCGAAGGCGTTTGTGGAAAGCAAGCGCGACAAGGACGGCCTGCTCTCTACCGAGGACGCTGCGACCTATGCTGCTATGGAGCAGAAGGTCAAGGACTACGGTGCGGAAATCGCCCGTCTGCAAGAGATGGAGGCTATGGAGCAGGAGCTCGCCAAGCCCGTAAACACTCCGCTCACCGGCAAGCCTATGAGCACCACCGAAAAGCCTGAGAAGACCGGTCGTGCTTCTGAGGCATACAAGCAGGCCATGCTGACGGCCCTGCGCACCAATTTCCGTCAGGTCAGCAATGTCCTCTCTGAGGGCGTGGATGCCAACGGCGGCTACCTCGTTCCGGAAGAGTATGACCATCGTCTCATCGACATCCTCGACGAGGAGAACGTGATGCGCAAGCTGGGCACCCGCATCACCACCTCCGGGGAGCACAAAATCAACATCGCGGCTACCAAGCCCGCAGCTGCATGGATTGAGGAAGGCGGTGCGCTGACTTTCGGTGACGCCACTTTCGACCAGATTATCCTCGATGCCCACAAGCTCCATGTGGCCATCAAGGTCACTGAGGAGCTCCTGTATGATAATGCCTTCAATCTGGAGAACTATATCATGCAGCAGTTCGGCAAGGCGCTGGCCAATGCCGAGGAGGATGCTTTCATCAACGGCACCGGCACCGGCCAGCCTCTGGGCATCCTCGCGGCGACCGGCGGTGCGGATGTCGGTGTCACGGCTAAATCCGCCACGGCCATTACCGCCGATGAGCTCATCGACCTCATCTACTCCCTCAAGCGCCCCTATCGCAAGAGCGCTGCCTTCCTCCTGAATGACCAGACCCTCGCTGCTATCCGCAAGCTGAAGGACAACTACGGTCAGTATCTGTGGCAGCCCTCTCTGCAGGCCGGAGAGCCTGACCGTATCCTCGGCTATGCCGCCTATAC